TAAAGATGATACCTTCGTCAAGTTTGGTAATTTTAACGACGTTAAAAAAATTATTCAGTCCAATCTTTTTTATCCTACGTTCATTACGGGTCTTTCGGGTAACGGTAAAACGTTCTCGGTGGAGCAAGCGTGTGCTCAACTTAAGCGTGAACTCATCCGTGTGAATATTACGATTGAAACTGATGAGGATGATCTGATCGGTGGTTTCCGTCTTGTGAATGGGGAAACCGCCTGGCACAACGGTCCCGTGATTGAGGCACTTGAGCGTGGTGCTATCCTGCTTCTGGATGAGATTGACCTTGCCTCTAACAAGATCCTCTGTCTTCAGTCTGTGCTTGAGGGTAAGGGTGTCTTCCTGAAGAAAATCGGTAAGTTCGTCAAACCTGCCGCTGGTTTCAACGTGATCGCCACCGCAAACACCAAGGGCAAGGGTTCTGATGATGGACGTTTCATCGGCACCAACGTGCTCAACGAAGCGTTCCTTGAGCGGTTCCCTGTGACCTTTGAGCAGTCCTATCCCGCTCCTTCTGTGGAACAGAAGATCCTTGAGGGTGTTGCTCTGGATCTTGGTGTGGAAGACCGCGACTTCTGCAAGCGCCTTGTGGATTGGGGTGATATCATCCGTAAGACCTTCTACGATGGTGGTATTGAAGAAATCATCAGCACTCGCCGCCTGGTTCATATCATCCGTGCTTACAGCATCTTTGGTGATAAGGCAAAGGCAATCCAAGTTTGCGTCAATCGTTTCGACGATGGAACCAAACAGGCATTCCTGGAACTGTATGATAAAGTTGATGCTGACTTTGTGATGCCTACTGAGGTTGACCAACAAACCCAATCCTGATAGAATATGGGAAGGTAATTGTGCCTTCCCTCTTTTTATGATTGATCAAACTTTTACTTTTACTATGAACGAACAAAACACAAATAACTTTTGGAAGTATGAGGAAGACAAAACTCTGAAAGAAATTGAGCAGTATCTTGTCAGCACTTATCATTCCCATTACACTTCTGAACAATCTAAAACTCAAACTTTGGATCTAATTGAGAGTATTGGCGATGCTGAACCATTCACTCGCTCAAATGCTATCAAATATCTTTCTCGCTTTGGAAAGAAGAATGGTAAATCGAAGCAAGATATTTTGAAAGCAATTCATTATTGCATTCTTCTCTATCATTTTGCTGGACTTCACAAGAACACAACTGATCAATACAACTACTGATTATTATGAAATATAATATTCTTCTAAATAAAAATAGTTGAAGAACATTTGTGCCAAAAAACGAATATAAAGGAAAAACAAGAAAAGAATATCAGCAGGAATGGAAAACTAAAAATAGAGAAAAACAAAGGCAACTTCAAAGAGACCATTATAATAAGAAAAAAGAATATTTGCTTGAAAATGTTGGAAGTGTCTGTGTATCTTGTGGTTCAACATCAAATATCGAATTTGATCACATTAGACCAAGAACATCTTCCGAGAAAGAGAAGCAAACTCGTCTCAGAACTGGTAAAACTGGAGGAAACATAGTATGGAATAAAAGACCATCTGCTATGAGTTGGGAATGTATTGAAAAAGAAATTCCTGATTTACAATCTCTTTGTAGAGATTGTCACCGAAAAAAATCCAATGCACAACTTGCTGCTGCTTGGGAACTTTTTTGCTCCTTAACTCTTGAGGAACAAACCAAACTTACAAATTTACAATATGGAAAAAATGAAATTCTCTGATAAAACACTTACGCTTCTAAAGAATTTTTCTTCTATTAATCAAAGTATTCTTTTTAAAAAAGGAAATTACTTGCGTAGTATTAGCGTTATGAAAAACATCTTGGCAGAAGCAACAATTGAAGAAGAACTGCCCAAAGACTTTGGTATCTATGATCTGAACCAGTTCCTGAATGGTCTTAACCTTCATCAGAATGCAGAACTTGATTTCCAGAACGATGGTTATGTGGTCATCAAAGAGGGTCGGTCTCGCTCTAAGTATTTCTTTGCAGATCCGAATGTAATCGTTACTCCTCCCGATAAAGCAATCTCTCTTCCTTCTGAAGATGTTTGTTTCATTCTTGATACTAAAGAACTGGATAAACTTCTTAAGGCTGCTGCAGTGTATCAATTGCCTGATTTGTCTGTGGTTGGAGAAGCAGGTGTCGTGAAACTGGTGGTTCGTGATAAGAAGAATGATACCTCCAATGATTTCTCTATTGTTGTTGGTGAGACTGATGAAGTATTTACTTTCAACTTTAAGGTAGAGAACATCAAGATCATTCCTGGCAACTACGAAGTGGTGATCTCCTCTAAACTTTTGTCACGGTTTAAGAATACTGGGTTCGATGTGACTTATTATATTGCTCTGGAACCTGATAGCACTTTTGGATGATGGAATTTCTTCTTTACCTGACCCCTATTGGTGGTGATATTATTGGTAATGTAAATAAAGCGGGATACTCAGTTAAAGAAAATATTGAATTTTGTAGAGATAAAAACTTTTTTGGATATGCTGACCGTGCTAAGTTAGTTGTATGCACAAAAAATATAAAACAAAGCGGACTTGATCTAAAACATTACATTAACGAAACAGTTTATCACGAGGCAACACATATTGCTCATATGTGTAAGGGATACAAACCTTTTTACATTTCATTAAAAGATATGCCTCTTCCAGAAAATAAACTTTTAGATATTAAAAAGTCTGTCAGTATGTCTACTGCTTCAAGTCAAATGGAACATGAAGCATTTTGGATGGAAGACAAACCAGAAAAAGTGAATTATGTTCTTAAAAAATTCTGCTTTTGATTATGAATATCTTCGTAACTTCTCCTTGGCCTGCTGAAAGTGCTATTTGTCTCCCCGATAAACACGTTGTTAAGATGCCGCTGGAGTGCTGTCAAATGCTCTCCATCGTGGCATCTGAGAAATGGGGTTGCGGGTATGGCAATCTTTATAAGGTTGATAATACACCATATCGAACTGAGAAAGGTGCGTTTCGTAATCATCCCTGTACCAAATGGGCACTGGAAAGTATCCACAACGCTTACTGGTTGATTAAACACGGTCTCAACTTGTGTGATGAGTACACTCTGCGGTATAATAAAACTCACGCCTGCTACAAGACCCTTGTAGATGCTTATTACCTTTTTCCTAAGGGGAAAATTACTGATGTAACTCCATTTGCTCGTGCTATGCCAGATGAGTATAAATTTGACACAAGCATTGACACTTTTACTGCTTACAAGATCTATATTGCATCCAAACCTTGGGTTGCATCTAATTATCTTCGTATGCCAGAACGCCGTCCTGAGTGGGTATGAAATATAAAAAAGGTACTTTTTTCCTTGACAAGGATACACATAAGGTGTATATTTTTGATGGGAAAGAATGGTGGGAAATTGTCCCAAGTTCTTATTTGAAAAAACCTGATTGGATCTAAATTATGGCAAGTGAATTCTTATTCTGCGAGAAGTACCGTCCTCAAGTGATTGAGGATTGTATTCTTCCTGATGATACTAAAAAAACCTTTAAGGAGTTTGTGGAGAAAGGTGAGATCCCTAATCTTCTTCTCGCGGGACCTCCTGGTATTGGTAAAACTACAATCGCAAAAGCATTATGTAACGAACTGGGGGCAGATTATTATGTCATCAATGGATCCGACGAAGGGCGTTTCCTGGATACTGTACGAAACCAAGCAAAGAACTTCGCTTCGACCGTCTCACTTACGGGATCTTCTAAACACAAAGTCATCATCATTGACGAAGCAGACAATACCGGTAATGATGTTCAGCTTCTTCTGCGAGCAAATATTGAGGCATTTTATAACAACTGCCGCTTCATCTTCACCTGTAACTACAAGAACAAAATTATCGAACCTCTTCACTCCCGATGTGCCGTCATTGACTTCACAATCAGGGGAAAACAGAAGCAACAACTTGCAGCAAGTTTCTTCCAACGCCTCCAAACAATCTTGGATGCGGAAAAGGTTGAGTACGATCAAAAAGTTCTTGCAGAACTTGTATCCAAGCACTTCCCAGATTTTCGTAGGGTCCTCAATGAATGCCAGAGGTATTCTACAGGCGGAAAGATCGACGCAGGCATTCTTGCATCTTTCTCTGACATCTCTGTAAATGAACTCATCAAGAACCTCAAAGACAAAAACTTTCCTGAAGTCAGAAAGTGGGTGGTCTCCAACCTGGACAACGATGCTAGCAGTCTACTTCGTAGGGTGTATGACGCCTGTTATGATTGCCTTTCACCCAAATCTATT